CTTTTTTGATGCTCAAAATATTGCCCATTATGTTTCCAACAAAAGAATATTATTTGGGACGTACTGAGTCATTAGCCAATTAGTCCCATCGGACACCAAAGTCGCTTGGTCGCCTGAACTTGCAACAAGAATAGACGTTCCCGCAGCCCCGCCCGCAATCGGCACAACATTACTTGAAGCTGACACCAACGCCTGAACTTGATAGTTTTGAAAATGCAATATGCGGCCTGAATAAGCCGATGCGGTGGGAAGAGTAACAGTGCAAGTAGAGCCCGACTTATTGTTGATCAGCCACAAATCAGTAGCCGCAACCGAAAAATCAGCAGTTTTAGTAACTGGTGCAGAATTAGTCAATCCTGTTATATCTGCGGCAACTAACGCCCTAAATGCGGGTGGTGCATCTGCACCAGATGTTGGGCCAGCAAAGACTGTGTTTGCCGTAGCCGTAGCAACTCCAGTTCCACCATTTGCGACAGGCAACAAACCCGACACATGAGTTGTCAATCCAATCTTGCCCCAAGATGGCGCAGTGCTAACACCGCCTGAAATCAAAGCGTTTCCCGTAGCAACATCAGCCAATTTAGCCAAAGTCGTTGTGGTATTTGCATAAAGCAAATCGCCCACAGCGTAAGAGGAAAACCCTGTTCCACCATTGACCGCAATTAAAGTCCCTGCCAAAGAAACTACACCCGTTGATGCAGTGCTTGGTGTTAACCCTGTTGTTCCAGCAGAAAAACTTAAAACGCCCGTATTAGTGACTGTGACGTTGCCCGTAGCGGAAGACACCGAAATGCCTGTTCCTGCAATATTAGATAACACACCAGTATTAGCAACTGTGATTGTTCCTGAACCATTGGTAACTGATATGCCCGCCCCAAAACCTAATGTGTTAAGGGTGTATCCAGTTCCATTACCAATCAGTAATTGACCATTTGCGGGGATTGTTGTAAGGCCAGTTCCACCTGAAGTAACAGATATAGCACTGCCAGTGCTTAATGAAATAACTGATGGATTCATCAGCCATTGCAACCACGCCTGAGAGGGCCGCCCCGTGTTGTCATCCAAAAATTGCGAATACGGGATGTTGATGTTGGCATTTGGTGCTGCCGTAGCCATCAATTATCCCCTGCGCTTGATTTTAGATTGGCAGAAACCACCACCGCCTTGATTGGGTCAGTAATCACAACCTCAAAGATTCTGTCCCTTGACCATCCCAAACGCCTCCAAATGGCTCGGTTCAGATAGTTACCGATCTTTCCGATTGTCACCCAATGCTCATTTGAGAATGTAGAACCGCCATCGTTTGACCACCGCAACATAGCTTGAGGGTCTTGGCCTTGACCAGTGTTTAAACCAACGCCAGGCTGAAATTGGATTTGAAATTCCTCAAAATACTGCCTCTGTAAGTCAGTAGTCAAGTGTTTTGCTCTACGCAAACGTCTAATTGTTGCGCCATCATCGGTGTAAACCTCATTCTCAATGCTGTAGAGTTTGCCGTTTTCGTAGTCACCCACAATATACATATTATTAAAATACGCACCGCAGTTGGAACGATGACGTTTGTATATAGCATTGTCAGAATCCCAATAAAGCCACTTGTGCCATGACTTTGTAGAACCATCATAAACCCATGTCAATCCATTTTCACCCACAGATGGAAAAGTGCAGACATACATTTCATGGCCTTCAATTTGATAGGTATAAGCAAAAGCATCATGTGTGATTTGGTTTGTCAAAGACTGCTCAACAGCGTGAGTGGAAATTTTTACCCAAGCATACCCTTGCATCATTTCTATGGTGGAGTCGCCTCTTGTGTCCTTACAAACGCAAACAAAAGAATCGGCAAATCTTGCGAGTGAGAATCTTGCACCAATACCATTTTGGCTAAATGTGCCAGGCACTCGTTGAAATGGAAAAGTTGTGATGCCCGCAATCACGTTTCCGACATCGTTCCACACCTCGGTGGTTGTCTCACCCAACAAATAAACTTGTCTGCGGTCTGCAATCAGCGTCACCAATAGGTCAGAAGACCCGTCAGAAGTGCCGTAAAGCGCCTGAGTAGAGTATTGTGAGCCTAGATCGGTGCAAGCCCAATTCTGAGTGCCTGGCTCGTTATAGATGTTGTAGTTATCAATCACATCCACCACATTAGCGCCTTGCCACGGGCCATCGCTGCTTGGTAATTGCGTGAAAGTATTTGTCCCAACTACCCATGTATAACGATTAACCCCATCCACAATGTAGGCAATCAGACCATCGGCTGTCGTAATATTGTCAGAAATAGAGACTTGACCAGTTGATGTGGTCAGCGTTCCAATCTGAGTCGCCACCATTAAAGTATTGACTTGATAAACCTTATTTCCCGATACCGCAATTAGGATTTGTTCTCCTGACATTGTGTGAAGGCCACGAACTTCAGAAACGTCTAGTTGGGTTTGAAGCAAAAGACCTGGCGTTGGATACAGCGCAACAATCCCTCGCTCACCAGGCTGTTTGGTAGGATCAATCTCAGCAAAGAAATTGATGCATTCCTGATCATCCTGATAAATTGAGGGCGCAGTGTACGATGTGCCAACAAAGCCAAAGTCTGCCATTAGCGGAAGCCTCCATCCATAATAAAGCCAGCGTCTTTAGCTCTACCAACCATCAGGCTCTCAGGGTATCGTGCAATCTGAACAGGCTTCATGTTGGTGCGCTTAATCGTTGCTTTACCTTGAGCTGCGTATGCGTTGATCATGCCAATCTGAACGGGGTTAACTTTGCCAAACATAGGCAAAAGTCTCTCAGCCAAGCACCATCTTAACGCCATGTTGTAACCTTGAGGCAATTGGATAGTGTCATTCAAGCTGTTAAATTCCCTGAAGATTGTCTGAGTAAACAAGTGCAACTCACCCTGAGACGGGTTAGGGTAAACATAAATTGTCCCCAACAACTCTGAAGGTTGGTAATAAATGCCTTTAGCCCAAGGGCCGTTCAATTGCTTGATGCCGATAGACTCGTATTCCTCAAGGCTGAAAATCGTTAAAGGATAGTCTAAGTAACCACCCGCAATGTTTGAGCCGCCCTGCATGGTAGCTACACGAACAAAACCTGATTCAATCGTTAAAGGGCGCTCATAGTAGGCCGTAATCGTTGTGCTAGAGGCAGTTTGGCTTGGGGATACAGTGTATGTGCCGCCTTCATTAACATCGCCACCAGCGCCTGTTTTAAACGCCACAATGCGAGTGCCTGATGTGATGCCTGTGCCACTCAAAGTCATTCCAATGTTGATGCCACCCGCAGTCACTCCATTAGCGGGGACAGTCAAAGTATCACCCGCAATTGAGCCTGTAAAGGTTGCTCCCATTTGTCCGCTTGGGCCAATGGTGTATTGAACTTGGTTTTGTGTCGTCTTGAAAATAATTTCCGAACGATAGAAAACCATCATGTTCTCATTCGACCATTGGGCAAGCATATCGTTGAGCATATCCAGACCATCTTGCGCCTCATCAGCCGTTGGCACTTCACCAGCGGCAATAGCGCCAATGTCCTTCATGGCTCTGGTGATAATGTCAATTGGCTGTGTCATTTTCTATCCTTAAACCGCCCAAGGCAATGCGGGTTCAGCGGCTTTTTGAGCCAACTGGCGAGCGATTTGGTCAGCCACTTGTGCTTCACCCTCGTCTTTAAGATGCTTGGTAACTGATTGTTGAACATTATCTATATTAGTCCAAGTGAATGTTTGTGGGGTGAAACACCAATTAAGCACTTGTTGCTCTGTCAATTGCTCATAAGGAACAAAACTGTTGCCACGAACCAAATCACGGCTGTAAGCAGCAGAAGCAGAGTTGTCGCCATCAGTAGCGGTGACTGTCAAATCAACCTTTACAACCAAATTGTCTTCAGCGATTGTGACTTTATTAACTGTCCATTTGTATTCCATGATATTCCTTTAAGTAGCAGTTGTTACCGAAGTCCAAGTAGTAGCACCATCAGTATTTACATACATTCTGGTTGATGTTGATGAGCCATCAGACCGCAAATACAAAGAACCTTTGGCGGCTGACAGAGTTGGAACACCAGAACCAAAAAACACACCAAAGTTTGAAGTGCTAGAAAGTTTGTATCCTGATCCCGTAGTGCCTCCTGCGGGAATTGCAGTTTGCCCCAAAATAGAAAATGATCCGTAAGATGTTGGTGATCCATAAAAACCCCCAACAAATACATTTGGCGAACTAATGTCAATTGCTGAAGCGCCTGTGATTGGATTCCAGTTGTAAGGTGTAAACCCTGTATTGGTTGGCAAAGTAGTTAAATTTTCTACCCATCCATATCCAGAAGAACCAAACGTAACAAAACCAGCAGTTTTATTTAAGTTGGATGTTCCAAACTCAATAATGTTAGACCCTGCGCCTGTGCCTGGAAGCGTTGCTTGGCTGCAATCAATTAACCATCCATAATTTATTTCTGAATAAGTTGAAGTAATTTCAACGCCAGCAGTGACGCCTTGAAATTGCATACCAATCACATCTGATTCAAATGAACAAGTGTCAACGTGAACAGACTGAGCGCCATTAAACACCATGCCAATCCATTTAAGACCTGTACCGCATCTGCGAACAACAATGTTTGATACGTTGTTGTAAAAGAAAAACGATGGATTTGTAGATGCAGCTTCAGCAGAAATGCCCGATCCCGTATCACCCGCAGCGTATGTTGCGTTTGCATTTGCGCTCAATGTAACTGTTGCAAAACCAACACCACCGCTATCATTTGCGCCTTTTGCAGTGACAGTAGTTTCCAATGGAACAAAAGCAGCAACAACACGTTTGCCAACAATGAAATAACTTTGTGTATTGTTTTTTACTTTTATGACGTTAGAGCCAGAAGTTGTGGCAGCGCAGTTAGTTTGATCTGTATAAAACTCAGCAACATAATTTGCGCCAATAAAGTTACTTATGTTTTCATAAATATTATAAAAACAAAACTTGGCTTCAATAGATGTGATGCAGTCATACAGCACCATATCTTTAACGTAACAAGACTCTAAAAACTTGTATAGATAAAATGCTCTTGAAGCATTGTAAATGATGCCGTTTTCAAATCCGCAACTTAAACAAGCAGAGCCATCAACCGATTCGGCAGTTGCCCAATTAGAAATCAAAACACCACCAGACACATAGCCAGTTACAAAAAGGTTTTGATTGTTTGCGTAAATTATGCAACCTGACAAATCAGTTTTAGTCTTGCTTCCAAAATAAATTGAGCTGCTAATTTTAATTGCACGAATAGGCCATACAACTGTGCCACCACCATTGTTTGCCGCTAAAAGATAAGCCTGTTGAACATAACTTGAATAGTCAACAGAGCCATCGGTCACATAACCCGCTGGCAAAAAATCAAGAATGTTAATGGGCGCACCATTTACCATCGAGTATGAAACTTTTGTAAGCGACATATTTAATCCTTAAACATTGAATACTAATTAAAAGTTGTTAATTAGTTTGATAATTAATAGTCCCTAAATAGTAACCATTTCCCAATGCCGCACCAGTTAAAGCTGTAATTGTTCCGTTTTGATATATAGCCAATTTTGTCACTCCAGCACCTATAAAAATACTTGGTGTTAAAGTAAATTGATGAACTCCAATAGCGCAACTAAAACCATACTCAGTTCCAGTAAGAGAAGCAAAAGGAAGACCTTGAATTTCTAAAGGATTTGTTAAAGTTCCAGCAGAACTTACGACTCTTATATAAAAAGAAGCGTTAACTATATTTCCAACTCTTGTATATTTTCCATTTTGGACAGTGTGAGTAATTGATAAGCCCGTAGAAATAAAAGATGGTGTCCAAGTACCTTCTTCATACCATTTCAACAATTGGCTTGTCATTCCTGCTGCGGGGGTGTTGGCGGTAAAGTTGACGCCTTTTGCCGCTGTGCCTGGCACTACGTTATTTGCGGACACTGCCAAATCAGCAACACTAACAGATCGACCAGCAGTTAAGTTAGCAACAGAAACCTGTTTAGTTGTGCTACTTTGAACAATAGGCAATACTTCCGTACCCGCTAATGGGGTGGTTGATGCCGTTAGTGCGGAGATTTTTGTATCAGCCATAATTTATCCAATCAGTTAAACATCACTTCAATTTTGGAAGTAATGGGGGGAGCTTCTGAGAATGTAAGAGTTGTGCCGCTAACAGTGTATGTATTTTTGTTTTGATATACGCCATTGATATACACAAAGGTGTAATTTTCACCCAAAGATGATGAACTCAGTGTAAATATTGTTTGCGACCCAGTGCCAGTGAAATTTTGAACTTGAAACTCAGTTGCTCCAATTCCACTAATATTGTCATAAGTGGCAATTAAAACATTTGCAGATGTGAAAACAGAAAACTTATAAGTTCCTGCCGCTAACCAAATTTCACCGCCTGGCACTCGACCTGCTGAATCCAAGACAATTGGATTAGCGTGAGCAATATTTCCCGCAGATGTTGTGTAAGTTGTTTTTGGTGTAGATGTGCCAGCAATATAGGTGTAAAGTTTACCGCCCGACAAAACTGTGCCATCGTTATTAAAGAATTGCCACCCTGCACCACCTATGGGGGATAAATAAACAGCCATTTAGATTACTCCAAAACAATTTTGCCGTTATCTTCTTGCAAGAGAGCGAATCCATCTTCCAATAAGAGAACGCCATATACATGGGCAATACCAAGCGTACACATAAAGCGATACGCTCTGATACCAAATCCTCGAATCATATACCTACACCCGCAATAACTTCAAAAGCGTTGGCAGTATCCGACTTCAACCATACATTAGGTGGCAAGGTAAACACCTCAACAGATTGAGGAAACATTCCAATCACGTTCTGAGATGGGCTTCCTGCCGTAGGAGTTGTCACAGTTCCGACAGAAACAGCCGCACCAGTAGGATCAGCGGGCTTGTAGCCAAAATATGCTGTGCTAGTGGATAAATTGCGGATGCGGTAAGAAATGGCGTTGGCGTTATCTTGTGTCTTGATTTGGACATCAGATGTTGTAACAAGATATGTCTGCCCTCTGGGGGTAAATGCGTTCACAGTTGACATTTTTATTCCTCAATAGGTTCAACAAATTATATGCTCTAAAAGAAAAAAAGCCACCCCTTTTGAGGGTGACTCTTTCACTTATTTCAAGCCATTTTAAGGCAAGAAAGTCAGGTCATAACCATAGATGAACACATCAGCGGTAGCCGCTGCGCCCTGAACAGTCGTGTTACGAATGTAAAGGGGTGTGCCTGTAATGGCATCGGTAGATGTTGCGGCAGTCACAATAGCTTTAGCGGCTGTAGTGTTACCTGACAAAGCATAAGCAGATTTAACTGCTGTGCCAGTAGCGCCAGGGCCTGTATACACTGCCAATTGAGCAGTGTCCAAGCTGATGGATGCGTTGGTCACGATGATGCTTTGTACGCTGACACGGCCTGACACCAAGATTGGTGCAATTGTGTCGGCAACAAGGTTCATGTTGACGCCTTGTGCAGAGGCGATCAAGCGTAAAGCCTGATTGGTCGCCAACTGACTAGGGTGGTTACTTACTGTGGTTGCTGCGCCTGGATTAGCCATGATGCGTTTCCTTTCTTAGTTAATTAAGCTGCAACTCGGCAAGCGAGTTCAGGATACAGAGGAGCCCAACCATACAACACATCAACACGAGTAGGAATACTGTCGTTGTTAATTGTATATTGGCGAATCACACGGAGGGAAAGGCCCAACTCTTTGTCGCTTGCACGACCAGCAAAGACCACACCATCAGGCAACTCAAGGTCAGCAGTAGCCAAAGTGAAAGCATTTTTGTGCATCACGATGTTCTGTGGAGACACAGTGCCAGTGTTGTTGAAAGGAGTCACAACAGCGGTTGCGCTTGTAGAAGTAACAACTGTGTTTTGGAACTGACCGCCAGTGATGACAGCGGGGCTGACAGTCACAGAAGTAGTACCAGAAGTGGCAACAGTCACATCAGCAGTCACAACGAAGTTACGCAGTTTTCCAGAGCCGTAAGCAGAACGATTCTGGGGGTTAGCTGCGTACAGGCCAGCGATTTGGATCACATCGCCCTGTTTCAGACCAGCGGTTGCAGTGGTGGCAGTCAAAGCAATGGTGGAGGTTTGAGCCCAACCAGTTGACAGGAAGCCAGTAGCAGTGGTGGTAGCGCAAGCCAATGTAGCAGTGGAGTATGAACCAAATGTTTGGTTCACAACGTTCTGATCCATCTTCCAGTTCATGCCAGCAGAGTCACGGCCCATCATGCCTTTTTGGTATTGTTTGCCGATTACATCGGAGGGAACAAACAAACCTTTCAAGCTGTCCACAATGGTTGCGCCTGTAAAGGGCTCAACAATACATGAACGACGACCATCACGGGGTGCGCCTTCAGCATCCAAGTAAGCACCAGCGGTCAAGTAGGTGAGCAAGGATGTAGGAGGTGTACCAGCAGTACCAACGATGTTGGCGGTGCTGTTCTTAGCCATTGTCAAACCATCAAAGTCAATTTTGTTGGCGACAGCAGCGACAGCGGGCTTCAACACTCGATCAGAGAACATATCCAAAGATAATGTCAAATCGGATGTGGTGAACTGAGTGTCAACGTGGAACTGAGTGCTCAAGGTAACGGGAACGCTAGTCTCGTTGAAGTCTTCAACGTTCAAAGCAGGGCCAGTTGTACCAATGAAACGACCAGGTCTACGGACGTTCAAAGTGTTACCGATCTTTGCGCCTGAAACAGCGAATTGATCGTCATAGTTGCGGTCGACTTCTGCGGAGAAAGTCAATTCATTTTCCAAGACCATCAACGCTTCGTTGGTGATCATGGAGATAGTAAGCAGATTATTGCTCATAATATTTCCTTAATAAGAATGGGTTTTCAGCGGATTCGCCCTGAAAGTCTTGCCGCTTTCCAAGCCTGATATGAACCATGAAACTGCCCATCGGAAGTTATGTTCACATCACGCCCATTAGCCGCAGACCTTATAGGATTAATCGGTGCTGGCGCTTTACTTTTCCCAACAACAGTCTTTGTCTGAGGCTCTGCCTTTTCAAACTGAGCCTCCAATTTCCCAATAGTTCTCAATGCCGATGTGACTGTCATGCCTTGCAGTTTTTCCGCAATCTCAGGATTTTCAGCAAGGTGGTACAGGATTCGAGGGCCAGCTTCGGATTCAAAGATTGCATCACGCACTTCGTTGCTCACAACAACGTCTGCCGATCCAACCATGTCCTCAAAGTCTGGCATCTCAGATTTCGCAGATTGAACCCGCTTTGCCCAAGTGTTAATCACCTCTTGGCGTTGCGCTTCAACCTTTGCCTGTTCTACCTTCTGCTTTTCCTGATTCATGCGTTCTTCGACTTTATAGTCTGTCAATGCTTTCGCATATTCAAACATATCGCTGAACTGCTCTGGTTGGGGTTCTTCAGCTACTTCAACCTTTTTGGGCTGATTTCTGCCTTCTAGTTCCTTCAACCTAGCTTCCAAAGATTCCCTCTGCTCACGTTCTTTGCGGGCTTCTTCCCTCGCTTCTTCACGCTGCTTGGTTATCTTCTCAAATCGTATCTCCAACTTAGGATTTCGTTTTCGATCCTCTGTTGCTGTCGCTTCCTCTGACGCTTCAACTGGTTCACTCTGCCCATTATCAACCTGTGGCGGCTCTGCAACTGGTGCAGCCTCGCTAGGCGTTGAATCAGCTAAACCCATTCTCTTAGCGTTAAATTCAGCTAAATTTTCACTTGTTACTACAGTTGTAGTAGACACTTTTGGAGCTTGCGCTTCCTGAACTTCTGACATTGAGTTTCCTCAAAGAATTTTCCCAATGATCCTCACTGGTAAGGTTTGGGTAATTATTAACCCGAATTAATTATCTGTCAATCACTGTTGCATTGGCTGAACAAATGGACTACCACCTTGGCTAATATCCTGTGCCGCAATCGTTGCATATTGCTGTTGTTCAAGGTTTCGTTTGTCTATTTCCTGAACTAATCGTGCAGTGTCCATGCGGTGCAATAAAAGGTCGGTAATCGCCTCAATTTCAGTCTTATTCTGTGAAGTAATGGCCCGAGTATTTTGATCGTTGACCTTAACTTCAGCCATAGTCTCGGTATTATGGGCTTTGGCAGTGACATCCATGAGTTTGCGCCTTGTAGCGCCTTCTTCCTTAATCTGAGCCACTTGCGCCCGATTGTTAATCTCAAGGCCAGCCGCTTGCAATTGCTGCTGAAGCTGTTGAATCATCTGCTTCGACTGAGCCAGTTCCATCTGAGCCTGTGGCGGAATGTCTGATTTTTCATCAATTTGCGCCATAGGATTCATGGCGGCAAGGCGGTCTGCGATCACATCAGCGCCAGGAAAGTCCATGTTTCGGAACACCAAGTCACCCGCAATGTTGAACAGTTCTGCATTACCCGTGAGCAAAGGCATCATGCTTTCTACGGCTTGCTGTCTGCGGCTTTGGAAGCCTGGGCCTGTGTCCATCACCACATCATATTCACCCACAGTCACATCGTTCAGCACTTCACCGATCTCGTTAGCCTCATTAATGGTGGTCATGTCAGGCTGACCATCTGAGCCAATAATCCGCATCACTCGCTGAGTGTCGTAAATCTTGGGGATTAAATCCAAGATGATTTTGCCCGTGTGACGTATAGAACGGGTCATGTTGTCGTAAAAGTGGAAGTTTGACAGATCAACTTGGTTCTGCTGACCCATCAATGCCTTGCCTGAGATGTTACCGCTTGGCAACTGATTAGGGTCTAAGATGCCCAACACCATCTGCAAGTCTGCGGAAATAGCGCCAGCGGCCTCCATAATGCCTGTAGGGGGCGCTTCAGGCTGTAGGCGGGTTGGGGTCGGTGCGGGTTGACCTTCAATGTCCTTCTGTTTGTATCTCAGAACAGGCGTTGACTTGATGTTAGCCATTGCCCATTCGTTCTCATGTCCCTCGTCTTGGCCTTCAGCAAGCAGCCACTTGGCTTTAGGTGCAAGGGCAACACTTTCGGTCATGGAGGTGCGCCAAAAGTTATACATCCGCTGCGGGTCTTTGGCAAAGCGAACTAATCCGTACTTCTTGCGCTTGTCATCCACAATCACTTGTGCGCCATAACAAGGCACAACGGGAATGTATTTGCCCGCCATAGTCTTTTCTTCCAAGACTTCAATAGCGGTGCATTTAATCCACTTCACGGCTTTGCGGAAGCTGTCTCGCTCATCAATGACTGTCAAGCCAGCGGCTTCAACACGGGCAAAGAAACTGTCAGAGTCGGCAAATCCTGATGTGCCATCGCTTAACAAATAGAGTTTGGCTCGTTCACGCTCGATGTAGAAGTATTCAGCGACTCGGATGTCCTCTTTGGTAATCCATGAGGCGGTGTCGTCACCAGTAGAACGCTGTTGGAAGTTAGCCCCATCATCAGCACCTGGGTAATACTCACGAAACACCTTCTTATCCATCACTGTGGTAATCAGGCATCGCTCTGCATCTGATCCGTCAGGCAGAATTGAGTTTGGGTCGAAATAGACAGTAAAAGGGTTGTCTATGGTGTCGATAAAGATTTCCTGATCAAAGGAATCCTCCCGTGTATAACGGGTGTTCACTCGCCAGTAACCCCATCCCATGCGAACTGCATAGTCAAATGCGGTGTCATAAGCTGTATCAGCGTTGGAGTTC